TGAGCCGTACGCGCTGCCTGCCGGCGTCGACCTCCTCCACCGTCCCATGACGCATGACACCGGAGAAGCGGCGCTCAAGCTCGGCGATGCGGGCGGCAAGTTCCACCACTTCACGCATCGGCAATGCGGGCCAAGGCGGTATGGTGGTTGACGATGAGCGGATCGGGCCCGCCTGTGATCTCGGCTTCCTCGAAGATCTGCGGGTCTTCCGAGAGATCCAGCACCGGGCCAAGGCCAATCGCATCTGCGGTCTTCAGATGGATGCCCATTATGTTGGCGGCGCGGCGCCAGTCAGCGAGCGGTGCCCCTTCGATTTCCGAGCGGAGCATGCGGGCGATGGGTGCCAGATCGGCGTCCTCCTCCAACACGGATAGGAGATCCGCCCATGCCGTACCTGCAGCGACGGCCGCTCCGTCCGCCGGCGCCTCGATCAGGTCGCAGGTGAGAACGATCTGTCGCGCGGCAAAGCGCACACCCTTCTCGACCGATGCACCGCGCCGTGACAGACGCCGCGAGATGCGCGGCACGAGTTTCATCCAGACCCGCGACCAATCACTGCGCTCGCGAGTCAGCGCCGCCATCACCTGATGCTCCATGAGATCGAGCGCCAGTTCCATGCCTTCGTCCGTGTGGGGGATGGTGATGACGCTTTCCTCACCTGCAACCTCGACCCGCGCCGCGATGGCGGCCTCGATGACAAGGTCGCAGGAAACATTCCCGTGGAACAGGTCCCGCCCCGTCACATCCATCTCGTGATCGTCAGTGGTGACGATCAGGATGGGCTGGCGCTCCTCAGCAATGGTCTGATCGATGGGCGCAATGGCGCTATCATGGACGCGCCCCTCCGCCAGCGTCGCACCGCGAAGCGCACGGGCGGCAGCGATGCGCATGGCAAGACGGGCGAGGCTCATGCAGAGACTCCTTCAATGCCAAAAACCTTCCAGACTAGAAGGTTTTCCGATCGACGCCATGATCGGGGCATGTTCCAGACAGGAACATGCCCCTCCCCCGCAATCGCCCCCCGCAATGTTTCGCTGCGGAACGCGAACACTCACTCCGCAACATCCTCCCGGACGAGAAGAAGGTTGAGATCGCCCATGCTGGTCGGATGAATGGCGGCAATGGCGTAGCTCGGGCTTCCGCATCGCTCCGGCAGTCTGATCTGATCACCCCTGGCGGGCCGGAACCCAAGATCCGCAACCTGCGCGGCGGCAATCCAGAAGGCTGTCTGCTCGGAGACGACGCGCGTCGTTCCGGTGAACTCCCCACCCCGGCTTTGCCCCCGGAGATCGGAGGACGCGGCCAGGGCCGAGAAGATGCCCCTGACCTTCACCGCCATACGATCTGCGTCGGCGGCGGCCTCGACATATTGATTGCCTCGGCGCGGGGTCAGCACGGCCTCTTCACCGAACCCCTCGATTGCCGCGTCAGACGCCAGCGCATCGAGGGCGTCAAAGACCGAGGTCATGAACGCGCCCGGCTCAGGTTCGCTTGCCGGGGATCAGCACGCGCGGGCGGGTGCAATAGTGGAGCGCATTCATCTGGAACTCCAGATTGACGCCCTTGCCGTTCATCATCTCCCACTGCTTGCCGTAGAGGCGCTGGCCCGGCGTGTTCACCGTCTCGATGTAATCGGCGGGTCCGTAGACGGTGCGGAACAGGCCGGGGACTCCCATCGGGAACAGATGACACTTGTTGGTGTCGACGCCGACACTGCCGCCGCCCCGGTAGTTGGCCCAGGTGATGCCGCCGAAGTCGAAGGAGCCGTGAAGGCCGCCAGCGCCCGGATTGATGTAGGCCCCGCGCAGGCTCGCCGCATCGGCATAGCCCTTGTAGGTGTCGCGCACCTCCTTGTGGGCGATGAGGTCGTCGAAGAAGGTATCACCGCACAGCGCCGTGATGCCGGTGTAGGGGATCCCGTCCAGGGTCGCCGCCATCTGGCGGATGACGCCCGCGCACTTCTTGCGGAGTCCGCCCTCAGGTGGCGTCGCATTGTCGAGGTCGAAGTCGATCTCGGCGGCAGGGGTTTCGCCGAACTCGGTAAAGTAGTCGAACAGCACCGCCCCGTCGGCGTCGAGAAGACGGCCGGTCTTCAGGATGTTGATGCGGTGGTACTCCTCCGTTAGGGCGAAGAACTGCGAGGCCTCCGCCGCGCGCTCCGCGATCTTGGACTGCAGGCGCTCGACGGCCACTTCCTCGCCGAAGACGCGGACCTGCTGGACCTCGTCGGCATTGATGGCGTCATCCACCTGGAAGTGCGGGACCCTCAGGGTCCGCATGGAGCGCTTGTTCTTGCCGAAGGTCTGGCCGGGGCCACCGCGGGGGCTTGCCTGGATCAGCATGCCGTTCTGGGCCTTGTCCTTCTCGATGGCGATGTCGAGCGTGTCGATGCTCACCGTCTGGAAGAGACCCATCTGGCCGATGGCGGAGGGAACGTAGGAGATCTCGCGGAGCGCATCCGTGAGGCGCATGACGCTGAAGGCGTCCTGAGTGAAAATATTGAGAATGGACATGTGGGGATTCCTCCGGGATCAGCGCACGATGACGCCGAGTGTGGCGAGGCCTACGTTGGCAGCGGCCTTTTCGGCAGGCTGGTCACGGTCGGCGTGGTAGGTCAGGCAATTGCCGTTCACCTCGGCGTCGCGGACGATGGCCGAGACGGTGACATCGGCTGCGGATGCATCGGCGCCGAAGATGGCAATGGCGGCAGGGGTTTCGCTGCCGTCGCTGGCACCCACGGCGCTGGCAACATATTTGCCACTGGCCGTGACCTTGCCGAGCACGGTGCCGGCGGCGATGATGCCGGCACCCGACGCGATGGTGATGGCCTCGCGCGAGCGCTGACCGTTGGCCTCCGACAGGATGAACTCTCCCGGGTGACGGGTTTCGACGAGAACTGTCATGTCTGTTGCTCCTCTCAGGCCCGGGCGAAGCGGCGGTTGGCGTTGGCGATGGCCCGCTTCCAGCCTTCTTCAGCACGTGCAGTGGGGTTAGGGCGTTCGGCATCACGGGTCGATCCGAACTCAGGCCCTGCGCTGGCACGCTGGGCGAGCGCATCGATCCGCGTCTCCTTCGGGGAGGCGTTGAGAATCTTCTCGGCCTCGGCAACGGAAAGGGCCGTTTCTGTCGCAAGCATGAGGGCCTGCTTCTCTCTGCCTTGTGCCGCCTCGCCATTCACAATGGCGCGGATGCGGGCGCGCTCCTCGACACGGGCTGCGGCAACCGCTTCTTCCAGCCTGGTCACCGGTTGAGGCGCGGGGGCTTCGAGTCGCGCAACCTCGCGCGTGGGCTCAGTAGCCGCCTCCACGGCTGGTACAATCTCCTCAGTGCTCATGGATATCCCTCCTTTGCGAGCGTTGCGCCCGGATGGGCGGGTGGTGGGCGTGGTGTTCTGAGACAGCAACGCCAGCGCCTCGTCGAAGCTGGCAATGCGGTCGGCAAGGCCGAGCGCAATGGCTTCCGTCCCGATGAAGGTGCGTGCTTCCGTTGCGCGCGCCATGTCGGCTGTGAGCTTGCGGCCCCGGCCCTGCGCCACCGTGTCGAGGAACTGGCGGTAGTGCGCATCCACACTGGCCTGCAGGTCGGCGCGCACCGCGTCGGACAGCGGTTCGAAGGGGTTACCGTCGACCTTGTGGCTGCCGGCGAAGATCAGCGTCGGCTTCACGCCCTGGGCTGCGAGTTCCCCGGAGCGATCGGCATGCAGCATGACGACGCCGATCGAGCCGACAATCGAGGTGGGCGAGATCACGATCTCGTTCGCCGCACTGGCGATGCCGTAAGCGGCGGAGGCCGCCATGTCGTTGACGAACGCGGTGACAGGTCTGGTCTGGCGAACCGAACGGATCAGATCCGCCAAACCTGCCATGCCGGCGGCCTCACCACCGGGCGAGGAGATGTCGAGCAGGACCGACCGTACCTCCGGGTCTTGTGCTGCCTCCCGCAGCTGCGCTGCGATACCCTCGTAGCTGGTGAGCCCGGACCGGCTGTTGAGCCAGGCGCCACGGTTCACCAGCGTGTCGAGCACCGGGATGATGGCGACGCCATCGGCGGTGCGCATCATGGAAGTGTTTCCGTCAGCGCGGCGCGCCGAACCGGTAAAGCGGTTAGCCTCGGATGGGTCGGCTGTTTCATCCAGTGTGAAGAGATCGGCGTCGATGCCGATTCTCCCGCTCAAGGCGCCGAGAATGATCTGGGCCTTGGCCGGGTGAATGAGCAGCGGCGTGTTGAGCAGCCGATCGCTGAGGCGGAGAAGCTGTCCGGGCATCAGAGACCTCCTGCGCGCAAACCGAAACGGCGACGGAGGCCCCCGGTACGGCCGCAGAACGCCTCGAGGCGCGAGAGTTCCGCGCGCAAGGCGCCAAGGTCGGTCTTGCCGTACTGGACTTTCCGTCTGACACCATTGCCGGCGTCGAATTCGATAAGTTCAGGCCTTCTGCCCTCAAGCAGCGCGTAATAGGCTTCGCGGATCCGCGGCAGCACCGCGCACGGATCGGCATAATCGGCGATGATGGTCATTGCTGTGACCTGTCCTCGGAAAGATCCTCAGCGGCAGGGTCGTCTATGGTGTCACCGGAAGGTGTAGTGATCCCCTGATACTGGTGATCCGGCAGGCCATAGGTTTCGCGGAGTGCCTTTTCCCGGGCGCGCTGGGCGTAGACGTCCTCGATGTCGTGGCCGAGGTCCTCGGCGATGGCCGCGTCCGTCATCACGCCGAGCCGGCACCAGATCTCATGGGCCTTGGCCATCTTGAGATCGTCGGCCTGAGGCTTTGGCGCTCCCCGCCAGATGGCGCGCGAGGCCGCCGAGCGGTTGGCGAGGAAGCCGTCGAGACCACCGGGGAACGGAATGCCCCCGCGGGCGATCTCCTCTTCGAGCCAGGCTTCGT